CTTAAATAACTAATAAGACATATAAAATATAACTAAAGGTAAATATAAAGAACTTTTAAGTATTTATACTTGGGTATTAAAAGAAATAAAAACTAAGAAATTAAGGAGTTGTTAATATGATGTAAATCAGAGATAAACTTCTTAGGCCTTAATGATTCACGCCAAGGTGCGATGGCACAGGATATTATGAGTGAACACACTCATAAAATATATGTTAACCATCATTAAACACTTTGTGGATTATTAAAAACCTTTATAAATTTTACAGAATGTGGAATTCGAGATGCGATATGGATATATATTTTGACGTATTGTGATTTATGTTTTTCTATGAAAAATATTTAAACGATACTAGAAATAATTTTATTCCCAGTCGTAATCAGGATCTTCTTCTTTATAATTAATAATATTGGGGTCTTCACGATATACTTCAAGACATTGAAGAGAAGTAAAGATTTCAGTATATTTCTTATAAAGATGATTCTTGTTTGGCAAATCGTTCACCAAGCAAGGCCCCACATCTGCCTCTGCTCCGTAAGGAGCAGCAGAGACTGGGACGGTACATCTTAAATGTTTGAAATATAGATATATTCTTGTAATATCTCTATTTTTTATTTCTTTTTCGGTGTCGACTACCCCCAGACCCTTAAAATTTACACGGAGATCCAGTCTAGATAAGGACTCATTTAGACGTCCTAATTCATCTATACTAGGTTTTCGTGGGGAAGAGGGATACCAATACCCTGGAGTACGATATTGATGTAATAGATAATTACCCATTGGGCGTAATACTTCTAATAACATCTTTATCACATCTCCATAGGCCGTGGTATCATTTGTAGCGCTCTGTAAGTTCTCAGTGATGGCTTGTAGTGTTAACCAAAACAAGTATTTTGACGTACGGACATTAAGCTCTTCAAAAGAGCCTGTCCCGCACGCAAAAGACCTTTGCTTAATACTGCAGCCCATGAGTTCCTCAGGACCTTCATATTCAATCTCGTCTGGATCTGTTTCACGGATCTGTTCGATTTTGTCTATGATAGACCCCAAAGTTGAGAAGATGCTATCTATTAAAATGGCTTTTCGATAAAACTGAATCTTTGATTCATCAGAGTTCAGGAGTATCCAAATGTCATCATTAGCGTAGAATCCTTGGAAGTAATATTTTAAGGACTCGATAACTAATGTAGATGCAGGAGACGGATTACACATTCCATAGAAATACAACGACCGTAATAAAACCGGTTTATCGTGTTTCGTCTGGTTTATATAATCCAAGGGAATAATGGTTCTCGCGTTTCGTTCTAATAAATGTTGAGCAAGTGAGAAGACCTCAAAAGGGTTCTTCTGTACTGCCCTACATATATTAGCCGAGATGCGCGAGACGTCTTGACCGTAATTTAAGTTACGAGAGACATATTCTCCGACATAATTATTACAATTATGGCTCGGACAGTCTTTCGTTTTACTTATATTTATGTCAAGTCCTATAACCTGGGTATAATATTTAAATATTATATCCAGGGGATCGTAACACCAAAGATCATCGCCAACTTTATTAAAGAGTAATTTCTTCTCGAAAATAAAGTCGCGTTTGTATTTATGGATCATTTTATACTGTTTTTCGTATATCATTTCCAATAATATTAGATCTGTTAATGTTGCGATATCAAAAGAACCATTAGTTCCCATACCTTGACCTCGTCCATAACGGACGGTGTCGGTCATTCCCTCAACTTCCCAATCACAATTCACTACAAGTTTTAACCAAGCATCAGCTAGTGTCTCGCCGTATAGTTGTTTAACGACTATATATTGATACACTGCTGGAAAGGCGTCAGTCCACGATACAACGTCATATGACTTCGTACCGGGACGGATGTTTGCTTTCAGCTTTATAAAACCTGAAGCGTGATTGAGGTTTGAGTTAACAGGAGCGAAATATTTATGGATTTGTTGTTGAGCGTCTAGCATTAGAGGCTTAAGTATAACCTGGGTCCAGTAGTCAGAAATGGCTACTAACCTTGACTTATTCCCCTTATCAGGGATTGAAGTTATATACCTAAGTTTAGTCTTCCTATTCTCTTTTCGAGATCTTCTCGCCTTATTATTTGGCGACGTTGATTTCTT